GAAATCAATGCAAAACACAAATTCGTTTCCCCTCATTCAGACGGCTTCACGATCAACAGCGAAAACTTATCTCATTGCATTGATCTTTGCTTAAAAAACCCCGAGTGGAAACTATCAGTACAAACACACAAACTATGGAATATCCTATAAATAGTCCCGAGTGGCACTTTCAACAGATCCTCAAAGCACTTGGAGAAGATATTACGCGCGAGGGACTTATCGAAACACCAAAACGCTATGTGAAATTCATGCGCGAATTCCTTGAGCCAAAACAATTCAATTTTACTACATTCGATGCAGAGGGAACTGATGAAATGATTATTCAGACAAATATCCCTTTCTACTCCCTTTGTGAGCACCACACAGCGCCTTTCTTCGGTACTGCTGATGTTGCCTACATTCCGGATAAGAAAATAGTCGGACTAAGTAAATTAGCCAGGACGGTGGATCTCTTTGCAAACAGATTTCAAAATCAAGAAAGGATCACAACACAAATTGCTGAGAAGATCAACAATGAACTAAGTCCGAAAGGCGTTGCCGTTCATTTAAAGGCTCAACACCTTTGCATGTGTATGAGAGGCGTTAAGAAACATGATACATGGACCTCAACAAGTAAATTGATAGGTTTATTCAAAGAGGATCTGAATGTACGGAATGAATTCCTAAATTTGATTAAATGAAAGCCGACAAAACCGACATAAATAAAAAGAAAATGATCGAGGCGCTTGAAATGAGCCTTGGAGTGGTAACGAGTGCGGTCAAAGCGGTGGGAATTCATCGTTCTACACACTATGAATGGTACAACGAAGATACGGAATACAGAAAAGCCGTTGACGACATTGTAAACGTTTCCCTAGACTTTGCAGAAACACAATTGTTTCAATCGATGAAGGATCAAAATGTAGCCGCCGTAATTTTCTATCTTAAAACAAAAGGAAAACAACGCGGGTATATCGAACGTTCAGAGTTTGAGTTTAAGAAAGGAGAACCGGACCTCTCAGAATTAACAACAGAGGAAATACGTGCGATGCTAAATGACAACAACGAAGCAGGAAACACTCCGCAAACTGCTCAGTAAAGAGTTAGCCAGGCGTTCGTTTTGGGACTTTTGTCTCTTTTACGATCCTCAATTCTTTACGGAGAGACCTTTTCTAAAGGAAGTTGCAGACGCATTTCAAGACATTTCAGACGCAAAGATTAACTCATTGAGCGTGTCAATGCCTCCCAGGGCAGGGAAGTCTTACATAACATCCTTGTTCTGTGCCTGGATCCTCGGAAAATATCCTACCGAATCAGTAATGAGAAACACTTGTACGGCTACTCTGTACGTTAAATTCTCCTACGATGTGCGTGCAATAGTGAAGAGTGATAAGTTTCGTGAGATTTTTTATGCTCGTCTTTCGGAAGATAAAGCAAACCTAGGAGGATGGAATACTGACTCGGCAAAGATGGTTTCATACTTTGGTGCAGGAGTGGGAGGTACGATAATTGGATTCGGAGCCACGAAGGTGGCAATAACGGATGACCTTTACCGAGGGCTAGAAGACGCCCTCTCAGACACCGTCAATGATCGAATCATCCAATGGAAAGAGGCAACACATGATTCACGTTTAGAAAGCGGCTGTGCGCGTATTGATATAGGTACACGATGGTCTGTTAATGATGTGATCGGGCGCAACATGGAAGAAAAGAATTACGATAAGTCAGTAATTGTAGCGGCCCTGGATGAGAATGAGAGATCCTTCTGTGAGGCAGTAATCACAACAGAGGAATACTTGGAAAAAAGAAGAAAACTACCGAAGGAAATATGGTTAGCAGAATATCAACAACAGCCGGTGGATCTCAAAGGACGTTTATTCTCGGATCTTCAAAGGGTTACACAAAAAGAATTCGAAGAGATTAGAAAGCCGTTTATTTCCAAAGACTCGCCACATGGTATAGAAGGAGCCGTTGCCTATATTGACGTCGCAGATCAAGGAAGTGACTATACAGCAATGTTAATCGGTGCCGTAATAAAGAATCAAATATACATAGTTGACTATGTTTACACTAGGGATAACACTGATATAACTATTCCGATCTGTGCGGCCAAACTAACAAAGTGGAACGTTTCTTATTGCAGGGTTGAATCAAACAGCATGGGTGCAATGTTTAGCCGTACTCTACAAAAGGAAACAAAAGCCAGGATCCTGCAAGTACACAACCAAAGCAATAAAATGACTCGAATCATCATGCAATCAGCATTCATTCTAAACACGTTTACGTTCGTGGAGATCGAAGAGGCACACCGACACCAATTCTTAGAGTCAATGTATTCGTTTAGTAAAGAGGGTAAGAACAAAAACGATGATGCTCCCGACTGCGCGGCCGGGCTTTCAATGTTTGCTCAGTCAATGTTTAGACAGTTGAGGTAGTTACTTATTCATTCCAACGAACGAACGGTATTCTTCCTCAGTAATTACGATACCACTTTCTTTTGCCATTTTGAGAATCTGAGCACGTCTCTCCATTGAAACGGTTTTGCTTTCTTCATCGTCCTGCAATACTGCAATATGTGAAAAGTCCGGCACAAGCGTAAGCCCATCAGCAGTTAGTCCGAGTTGGTGCGACATGGTGGCGTACATTTGCTCAGTTTCGGGAATGATAGTATCTGTGTAGGCCATTCGAATGCCGTCACGCACATTGGCGAAGGTTGCTCCTTTTTCCTGGCTGAATAAGTAAGCGTTGAGCCCGTATGTATCAATAATTGCCATTTTGTCGGCCGTCATTTCCTCAAACAACATTAAGTCCTTTGTTGGATATGACATAGGTTGCCAATTCACTTCGGCCTCTGTAATGATTAATTCGTCTTTGGATCTTCTATACCAATCATTGCGTATATCATTCTTCTCTTCGGGAGTCATTGGTATTGCTCCTCCAATATCATTGTTTCTCGCTGAAAGAATACCGATTGCACCAATGTTTTCAAGCAAAACGTTCCGTTTGTGGTACCCGGCCTTCAAGTTTGAAAGAGGAAATTTCAAAGATTCAAGACGACTAGAAGGGTTAACAAGATTAATTCCGTCAGTAGTTACAAGATAAATCATGTCTTGTATAGAGATTTTCTCACTCGACTCCTCGTCATAAGAGAAGGTAAAATCATCGATTAAGCCTTCCTTATCCATTTGTTTCAACTTCCTTCCGGAAAGATTGATTTTAACTCGGTCAGAAGGAAGAGGAACAATTAAGTTTCTTACATTAAAGGAGCGTACCGGACAATAAGCAAAGGAAGAACTCCAAAGTGCGTCGTTAACAGAAAGGCAATAAATAACATCGGCCCATGATTGCGTCGGGTTTGGTTTAGCAATCAAATCAAGTACCCAATGTGAATCAATTACCTGGCCTTCCGCATCCATAAGAACGGGGATTGCGCTCGACATCATGGAGGCACGCTTATCCACAACCATTCTTAATTCGGGAATTTCAATATAGTGCTGATAAGCAAAAGTACTATCTATCCAAACGGCTGTTTTTTGTCCCCAAATTCGATTCTGATAAGGATTCCAAAGGTGTTTCCATTCGTTTATGTAGCGTGAAGATTGGGTAAAAAGATCCGTTCCGAAGAACGATCTCCAAAGAGTCGGGTTAAAATTGTTCTCCATTTAATATACTTTGAATTACAAATTTATCTAAATTTGTTGTCAAACCTACAAAAAATGTATAAACAAACAAGTGGATACGGCGTTAAGGGTATAGACTTAACGATTAAGGACTTTGACGAGGGGAGCAGAAAGGTTGCAATGTACCTAAGTAAATTCGACTTAATGGATTCAGATGCGGACATTATTCGTCGAGGAGCCTTTTCGAAGTCAATTACAGAACGCGGACCGAATTCAATGTCAAACAGAAAGATTGCATTCCTGCGGTATCACAATTGGGAAAAGCCGATAGGTAAATTTTTGGAACTAGCAGAAGACGATCTAGGTCTTTATGCCGTTGCAAAGTTATCTACCTCAACGGACGGAATGGACGCCCTTGCAGATTACAAAGACGGGATCATTCGCGAACACTCAATAGGTTTTCGATATATCCAGGACAAAATAAAGTACGTTGACATGGGAGAAGATTCCTATTTCGAAGTAACTGAAGTGCAGTTGTATGAAGGATCCGCAGTCACATTCGGAGCAAACGAATTCACAAACACTGTAGAAGTGGCCAAAGCAGAACAGAAAGTTGACCTCGCTTTAAAGATACATGACGAGATTAACTTAATTGGTAAGGCCCTGGCTTCCGGCAACGGAACAGATGAGCGACTGTATTCGCTTGAAATGAAATTGAAATTCTTGAACGCAAGGTTATTCGAACTCGCGAAAATGGAACCGTTTGACATTAAACATTCCGTAACTATCGAGCCTACCGAAAAGCCGACTTTTGATTGGAACGCCGTAGTAAGCGGTATACGTTAAATTCTAAAAACAAAAACAAAGTGGAAAACACAAATCTAACACCCGAAGAAGTTGTATCTCGAATCGAATCGAAGATCAACGAAAAAACGCAAGGCTTTGTCTCTAAAGACGAGTTAACTGCAATTAAGTCAGAGATCCAGGCGGTAAAAGAAATCGCAGAGAAATCTGATAACATGACAAGCGTGAAAACTGAGATCGCAAAACTTGAAGGAATGGTCGAGGGATTGAAAGAGGAGAAACTTACTCCTGCAAAAATCGTTCGCAATCTAGGAGAGGCAATCTCTAACGCATACGAAAAAAGCATCGATTCTATCAAAGGTCTTAAAGCAGGGCAAACGATCGAATTGGACGTTAAATCGGCAGGAACAATGACGATTGATGACAATTACAGCGGTGGAACCGTAGGTCTTTCTACATTGGAAGGTGGCCTTACTCGCGTTCAGCGTCGCGCTCCTTTCTTGCGTCAATTAGTTAACGCGGCAGGAACACAAAGCCGTTTCGTAGTATGGATCGAGCAAGCAAACCCGGATCCAGGAGTAGCAGGAATGACAGCGGAAGGTGCTGAGAAAAATCAAACTGACTTTGATCTTATCGAAAGATCTAGCCAAGTACAAAAGATCTCAGCGTACATCAAAGTTTCGAAAGAAATGTTGTCTGACATCGCATTCATGAGAGGAGAAATCAACAACGAACTTATGGAGTTGGTGTCTTTGAAATTGGATGAGCAAATTCTACTCGGAGACGGTATTGGAAATAACCTAACGGGTATCGATCTTAACGCAGTTCCGTGGGTTGCAGGATCATTCGCAGGAACAATTCCTAGTGCAAATAATACGGATGTACTTCGAGTTGCTATTGCTCAGATTCAGCAGGCAAACTTCATGGCTAACTATATTCTTCTTAACCCTGCAGACTGCGCGTCTCTTGAATTAACAAAAGACCTAGGAGGCGCATACACGTATCCAATCAACATGGCTTACGGTATGCCTAAAACAATCTACGGTCTTCCGGTTATTGAGAACAATTTGATCCCTGCAGGAACTTTCTACGTTGGTGACTTTACTAAATCACACCTTCGAGTAAGAGAAGACATGAACATCCAGGTAGGTTACGTTAACGATGACTTCACGAAAAACCTTATCACTATCTTGTGTGAGGCTCGCGCGGCTCATTTCGTAAAAGTAAACCATTACGGAGCGTTCGTTAAGGGAGATTTTGCTACGGCAAAAGCGGCTCTTGACTTGCCATAATTAATTAATAACGAGGGTGGGAGTTATCCTGCCCTCTAATTAGATCAAAGATGACTGAGAAAAAAACTAACAAAAAGCCAACAACGCCAAAGAAGGCCGTTAAAAAAGAGGTGGAAGTAGTGGAATTGCCTAAATTCGATGTGCGCAAAACGTACAAGATCCAGGCAACTGAAGGGAATAAACACTTAAAAAGCGGTCAGATCTATGAAGTGACGGGAGAATTGGCTGAGATTTTGGTTAAAAGAGGAACGGCAAAACTTGTGTAAATGATAATTCTTGATATTTCAGATTTTAGTAGTGGAAAATTTGCTCTTCATTCGGGAATGTACACCACAACCGACATTCAATCTTACATTGATAAGTATGAAAAACGGTACTTATTGGACTTGCTCGGTGCGGATCTCGGAAACGAATTCGTGACGGATGTTCAAATAGGTGGAGGCAGTCCAACAGAGTCTAGGTTTATCGACATTTATGCTCCGATAGAATTAGATTACGGACACGAATTGATCCTTTCTGACGGCATAAAAGAGATGCTGAAAGGGTTTATCTACTTTGAGTATTTGAAAGATCAAGTAAGTACTGTAACAGCAGTAGGAATGCTTACCCCAAAAGGGGAGAATTCTGAGCCGGTTTCGGGACTTTTTACACAAATGTACACTCGATATAACGACGCGGTTCGCTCCTATAAAGGCGTTCAGAAATATATATGGACGAAGCACGGAGATTATTCGGGTTTTAATGGTCGTAACAAATCACTTGTTTATTGGATATGACAGATATTTCCAAAATAGTAGAGGAGATCGTCTCTAACATTAATAACATCATTGTTGGGGAATATGATATTTCTATGATGGAAAATACGTTTTGTGATACGAAATGGGCCAGGGCAGGGAAAAGGATCCAAAATACGGACACAAGTGAATTATTTAAAATCACTAGCGTTCAAACAGATGAATACATCGAAGCAGTACCGGTCAACGCCGGATTGTTTGAGTCCGGATCCTATGCACTTCCATTTCCGTTTTACATTTCGGGTACTCGTCTTGCCACAAACAAAGAGTGGACTTTGGCCGACAAAGATCTAACTAAAAAAACTCCAATCATTTGGTTATTGGAAACTGTGGAGGAAGAACATTTCGGAAGGGGTGATTCAAGGGAATTCCAAGCGAGTATGAGAATCTTTTTTTTGGATGAAACCAACATAAAAGATTTCTACACCCAGGATCATCGACGTGAAGTGGTGTTGCCTATGCAGAAGTTAGTAGATCAGTTTATTGAAACGATCAACAACGACGCTCGTTTTCAAACGATAGAGAGTTTTCGGATCAAAACTTTCTCCCGATTCGGGGTTGAGCAGGAAAATGGAATGTTTCAAAACATTCTTGATGCAAACCTCTCGGGTGTCGAACTGATCCTTTCTTTGACAAAGTTCAAAGAGAATTGTAAATGTTAAGTATTCACGCCTTAAAACATAGAAAAAATGGCTATTGGATGTAATTGTAATGTAGGACTTTCCAATACGGGACGTCCGAACTGTGTACCTCTGTTTTCAGTTGTTAGCAGTATGATTGCTGTTCCTTTGTTCGCTAATGACGGAACAAGAAACGGTATTGACTTGAACGCAACACTTCCTACATGGGACAACCTTGTGAATGAAACAGATGCGTCAAAACGTTGGTTTCCAATTCCTGCGTTTGAGAATGTAGAATTGCCGAAAGCAGATTCTCAA